TCACATTGCGCTTATTATTTGCGTTGCTTTTTCATCTTCTTCTTTATAAGTTTCTTCAAGTAAATGTGAATAAAATTCAGTAGTAACCGATATATTTTTATGACCTAATCTTTTTGAAATGTAATATATAGAAATGCCTTTAGCTAATAAATATGAACAGTGAGTATGACGCAGTGCATGTGAAGTTATTTCTTTGATACCTAGATTATTGCAATATACTTTCAATCGTTTGTTAACCGCATTGTTTGTCAATTCTCCAAATACAGTACCGTCGATAGTTCTAGGTAACTGATCAATAGACTTAATGATATGGTTCATATCTTTTTGACTAATAGACACATAACGAGGGGACGAATCTGTTTTATGCTCATCAATATAAATTTCGCTTTTAACTTGATTGATATATTCACGCTTCAGATTCAAAGCACCACTTATGCGACAACCAGTACAAATCATAATGAATAGTACAAGTGATGATGCGTTGTCTTTAGTCATCAAATGCTGTTTTAACAATTCATAGTCTTTTAGGTTGATATACTTACTATCTTCACTTTTATTTGGCTTACTAGCTCTATAACTCACTTTAAAAGTAGGGTTCTTCGCTATGAGTCCCTCATATACTGCATCATCTAACGACGTTCTAATATAACCGTTTAGTTTTCTAATAGATTCTTTCGAATGATGTTTTGAAAATTCATTAATAAAATCTTGATAATGATATCTGGATAAGTCTTTCAGTTTCTTCTTACCAATAGGGTGGTTATTGATGTGTTCCATAGCAGAAGAATAGGACTTGTAAGTTTTAGGTGTTACCGTCGATTTTTTAAACGTTTCACACCAGGTTTTGAAATAGTCGTATAACGTTAAATTAGGTTCGTATTCAATACCTTGCTTTAATTCATTTAACTTATCTAACCCTGCAGAATTAGCCTCACGTTTCGTTCTAAAGCCTTTCTTTCTATATCTCTTACCCTCATATTTAAACTCGTATTGCCATTTTTTACCGTCATAACATCGTGTTTGCATGCTATCCCTCCTCAAAAAAAGGTAAAAAATAATAAGGGTAGGTGGACTACCCATAAAAATTATTGAGCTGGCGTGTTTTGTACCTCTTGTTGTCTTTTAGCCCAACTGTCGTAACCTTCGTTTTTACCTACCCAGATTGGACCACCTACATGAGCGTTAGGGTCATCCCAAACTTGCTCGCTTGCTTTACGCGCCTCTTCATATTCCGCACGTCCATATCCCATTTGCGACTCGTTATGTGTAGTAGGCTTGTTTTTATTCCATTCGTTAATTTCATCTTGTGTCATATAATCATTGTTATTTTGTGATTGTTGATTGCTACTTTGTTGTTGGTTGTTGTTAGCTTGTTGCTGGTTGTTTTGTTGCGTTGGTTGAACTGTCTTACCTTGTGGACGTTCATTATTACCGTTAGCATTTTGAGTTTTCCCATTATCGTTTTTAGATGTGCTTTCAGATTCGTTGTTAGCAGTATCGTTATTACTATCATCTGAACTATCTTGTTGTTTATCATCATTAGCGTTTTTGTTCGATTTATCTTTGTTTTCTAATTTTTTATCTTTCTTTGGATCGTTAGACTTTTTGTCAGATTTACTTTCTGACTTTTTATTATCATCTTTATTCGAGTTATCCTCATCTTGTCCACATGCACCTAATACTAATAAACTACTAAATAATAAAACTAAAAACTTTTTCATTTTACATTTCTCCTTAAAATAAAATTATATTAGAGCGCCGCTTGGGCGCTTATTAAAATAGTTTTTGACTTGCTACAACTCTACCAATTATTTTTACTTCGTCATTTCTGCCATACACTTGTGGGTAGTGGCTAGAATTATTTGATTCTGGAATTAATATAATTTGGTCGCCATTGTATCTAATACGTTTAACAGTAGCGTTATAACCATTAATCATAACGACACCTAATTGACCGTTTTCAACAACAGAATCTTTTTCTACTACAACGATATCGCCATCTTGGAAAATCTTATCCATACTATCGCCAGACACTTTTAAACCAAATTCTTCTTTATCTGAATTAAGTTTGTTAGTAGCAAAGTATATGTAATCAATCAAATTTTCTTCACTATATATAGGTAAGCCAGCAGATACTTTTGAAACAACTGGAATCTTTTTGACTGGTAGGGTTTCTAGTTGAGGTTGTTCATGTTTTTGAAATAAATCTGTCGGAGTCACACCGAGAGCCTCACAATAGTTCATTATATCTATCTCGTCTATTCCTCGAGTCCCATTTTCATGAGATGAAATAGTATTTTGTTTGTATCCAGTCAACTTACTTAGATCATTTTGAGTTAGTTTTTTCTGTTTTCTTAGTTCTTTTATTCTTTTTCCTATCACATTTTTGCTCATTCGGTATCACTCCTTGAGATAAATATAACACATCTATAATAAGGAAACAATAAAAAATATTACAAAATGTGATAAAAAATGTTTGAAATGTATCACGAAACGTGATATAGTTTATATACAGTCATCGGAGGTGATAATAAATGACGGCGACAGATAAAAAGAAAATGCTTAAAGAAAAATATTTAAAACCTAAAACTAAATTGCGTAAACTTAGATTATCTGAAGAGTTTACCACAGAGTATGTAGCTAATTTGATAGGTTTACAACGTAGGCAGTATGAGCAGAAAGAACAAGGTAAATATCCTTTCAACGATTATGAAATGGAAATCTTAGCTAAAACTTTCGATGTTAGTGTCGAAGATATTTTTTTTAATTATTAATATCACAAAATGTGATACAGGAGGGTTGGAATGAACGAATTACAACTGAGTAATGACCTAACCACAATTGAAACTGAAATCAAAAGTTATCAAAACATCGCTGGTCAATCTATTTTCGAGATTGGTCGTAGATTGAAACACGTGAAAGAAAATGACTTAGTACATGGAGAATGGTCAAAATGGTTGAAGTCAGTAAACTTTAATGACTCACAAGCTAGAAAATTTATAAAAGTATCCGACGAATTTCAAGAGCGTTCGATGTCGAACACTTTAGGTGTTGAAGCTCTTTATCAAATCGCGACTCTCCCCGAACCAGAACGTACCAAAGAACATACAACATCAAACGGAGAAACAAAAACTCCAGACGAGATGACTGTTCGAGAATTACGAGAGTTAAAGAAACAACTCAAACAACGCGACGAACAAAACGCCCAACTTCAATCTCAGGTAGAACAAGCACAACGCTCAGAAGAAATTGCGAAGAAACAACTGGAAGATGCAGAAAGTAGAGAGCCGGAAGTTATTGAGAAGTATATGGAGCCTGAGGACTATCAAGAAACTAAAAATGCGCTCGCTCAATCAAGACACCAACAAAAACTGATTGAACAACGTAATCAGAAGTTAGAAAAAGACATCAAAGAAATGGAACAACGTAGAGATGAAACAAATGAAAAATCTGAGAAATACGATGAATTGAATAAGGCGTTAGGCGATATGAACAGAAAACTTGATGACGGACAACGTAGATTAAAAGCACAAAAAGAAGTGTATGACCTCGTTAAAAAAGGCGAAGAACTTATCAAAGAAATCGCACCTATGACTTACTTTATTCACGACGAATACATCTTAAGTAATGAATACGCAATTAAACCTATTAAAAAAATTGCAGATGATTTACTCGATTTATCAAAAAAATTAAACAAACAACTTAACAAAGGAGACGTTATAGATGTCTAAAAATTTAATCGATATTAGTAGAAAGCAAGCAGATCAATTAGTACAACAAGCAGAATTCAGTAGAAATCTTTTCATCAAAATGGAAGAACACGATAAAAAAATGAAAGAACAAGACGAAAAGATGAATAAGTTTGAAAGCAAAATGATTGATACGGAAAACAGACTTAATAAACGTATGGAAGAAAACGAAAAAAACAATGTGCTAACACACGGTGAAGGAAGACATATCAAATCAAAAGTAGCTGAACGCTCATATTATTTAACTGACCAATTCTTCACGGAGCGTGTATCTAAAGAACTTTACCATAAAAAACGTTGTCACTTTGTTCAAGGGATATATTCGACACTTAACAGACATTTTAATTCAATCGCTTACACAACAATTAGACATATAGACTTCGAGAAAGCAATGGAATTTATAGGAAATTTAGAGTTAGTGAATATGCCTCAACATTTTTTAAGACTTACAGACCATCAAATAGATGTTGCTGAAAGACATGGAGATTACAGCATCTTGGAAAGACTAGCTTAACCCACAATCGAACAAACAACTTAAAGGAGGTCGCTATGAATATCGATGTATGTGGTGTGAAATACAATGTATTTCAAATTGAAGAAGTTGACAATGATCCAAGTTGCTTAGGTTTGTGTATCTATAGAGAAAGCGTAATACAAATTAAAAGAAGTTTGTCAACCGAACGTAAGAAGCAAGTTTTAGTGCACGAGATGTTACATGCAATGTTGTATGAAGCTGGTTATGACGAACACGATGAAGAACAAGTAAAAAACTTATCAATAGTGTTTAACCAAGTTTTAAATCAAAACAATTTAAAAGCCACTCTAAATGAATTAGAGCAGCTTTCATCAAGTTAATGTTCCTTACGAACTCCCTTAAACGGTTTTGAATCTGATTTCATATCCATAAATCTACCAGTTTCAGAATTACGTTTGACGTAACGTTTTGTTTTAGGGTTTTTAACTTGAGAACGACTTTTCACCGCACCTTTACGGCGTCCGTCTTTAGGCGGGTTCTTAGCCATAGGCAACACCTCCCTTCTTAAAGGGATAACAACATTATACATGAAAGGAGTATCTAAGATGACGCAAACTTTAACCGTATCTGTACCAATACCGGACACACATGTACTTGTCTCTATAGATGAATATGAAGAACTATTAAGCTACTCACTAGATCCCGTTTGGGACTTAAAAGAATTGAAAAAGAAACTCAAAATGTCATCTGACGACACTATTAAAGATAGATTACTATTCAATCCGAAGTTTGAAAAATTACTCAAAAAGCAGGGCATCGCACATTATCCAGATGAAAGTTTAAATCGTTGGAGATTTAACGCTAGAAAGATGAGCAATTTCATCGACGAACATTTTGAAGAAATTCATAGAAAGGGGAGATAAACATGAAATCACACGATAAAGCATTCTTAATCTCAGGCATGATGTTTAACGCAGTATTCTTCCTGCTCATGCTAGCAGAATTAGTGATAACTAAAGCAGCGGGAATTGGACTATTCACAGCATTAGCAACTTATGTATTTTTCGACCAATGTTACTACAAAATAAAAGACTGATTGCTATCGGCAAATAGCAAACAGTCAAGGAGTTTTAAATATATATGTACTTAAAATTTACAACTAAATAAGGAGGTCGTCAAGTTGAAACACAAATTACTAAAAATTGTTAACGACTTAAATGCATTAATTATGCACAGCAAAGAAAGTGTTGAATGTCAATTCGGAACAGGAATTTGTGATGATGAAGTAGTCCTATTCTTCTTTCATTACTCAGACGAGTATAAAACAGATGTTAAGAACATTATGTTCGCTTAATTTCATACATCAGAAGAACTTCATGACAAATTCGAATTAGCTAAGAAAGTGATTAAAGGAGAGTGCTTGATTGATGAAAGAAACAACCAAAATCGAGTATCGCATACAAGATGAACATCATGGCTGGTGGCTTACAAATAAACCTGGTTCACAAGATTTCGCAAATTACAACGGTATGCGAAGTAGAGCAGCAGTTATTAGTGGATTAGATGGTATTGATATCGATTGGGAGAAACACGATATCGAAATAACAACTTACAAAATACAAGAAACACGTAAAAAAGTGAAAATGAAAGATTTGAAGGAGGTCGAAGCTGATGAGTGAAGAAAAACAAGAAAACCAAGAAGTAGATATTCTTAAACAACTCGGTGTAAAAGATATTGGTAAACAGAATGCTAACAAGTTTTACAAATTCGCTATCTACGGAAAATTCGGCACAGGTAAAACAACTTTCTTAACTAAAGATGAGAACGCACTTGTACTTGACATTAATGAAGATGGAACGACAGTAGCGTCAAATGGCGCTGTGGTATCAATTGCTAATTACAATCATTTTGCAACAGTAGTTAAAAACTTACCACTCATTATTAAGCAGCTAAGAGATAACGGTAAACAGATTGATGTAGTAGTGATTGAAACTATTCAGAAATTACGTGACATCACTATTCAAGACATCATGAATGGTAAAAATCGTAAGCCTACTTTCAATGATTGGGGAGAATGTGCAACTCGAATAGTAAGTATTTATCGCTTTATCTCTAAGTTACAAGAACAACATCAATTCCACTTAGCGATAAGTGGTCATGAAGGTATCAATAAAGATAAAGATGACGAAGGTAGCACAATAAACCCAACTATAACGATTGAAGCACAGGATCAAATTCGGAAGGCAGTTGTCAGTCAATCTGATGTACTTGCAAGAATGACAATAGAAGAACACGAGCAAGATGGTCAGAAAACGTATGAATATGTATTGAACGCTGAACCTTCTAGCTTATTTGAAACAAAGATAAGACATGCAAACAACGTAACAATTAATGATAAACGATTTGTTAACCCTAGCATTACAGACGTAGTAGAAGTAATTAGAAACGGAAATTAAAAATTAATTAAAAGGACGGTAATCAAATATGAACTTCAATTTAAACTTACAAAACGCTCAAAAATTAGGTAACTATATGCAACCAGGTCAATACAGTGTGAAAGTAAAAAACTTCGAAAGTAAAAATTCTAAAAACGGTCATCCTCAATTTGTTATTACATTCACTCACAAAGAAGAAGGAGACTTCACTCATTACGCTAACGCTGATATGGAAAATGAGTTTGCTAGAAATTGGATCTACACATTCTTAGATGACTTAGATGTCCAAAGTGATAACGGAATGTTCAATTTCACAGAAAGAGATATTATCGGTAAACCAATCAATATCGAATTAGAACGTAAATACAATGACTACACAGATAAATGGAACACTTCTTTAAAACGTGTTTGGAAATTTGATGGCACACCAGTATTTGAAAAATATGAAATTAAAGATAATCAAAAGAATAATAATAATGAGCAACAAACAAGTAAATCTAGTTTGAACAGTCCAAACAATCCATTCGCAAACGCTAATGGTCCAATTGATATTGATGATAAAGATCTTCCGTTCTAATCGGAGTGATTTAAGTGCAGCAAATTATTAAGTATCAACAAAATAGCAAAGGTTTATACGATGTGGTTATTACTAATGTTGAAATACCTGAACAAGCTATTGATTTATTGGACTTAGGCAAACCTATTGATGTTGATTGTTCAGTGATAGATCCAAATTCTATCACTGGCAAACAACGTAGGTTGATATTCGCATTGTGTAACGATATAGAAGCACATACAGGACAACCTAGAGATTATATGAGGCAAATGTTTCAAGATTATGTGAAGTTCTTATATGGATATGAACAGCGAATTTCATTAGCCGATTGTACAAGAACGATTGCCAAACAAATTATAGATGTAATGTTTGAATGGATATTCACTAATGGAATACCACTCAATTACAAAACAAGCGAAATGATGAAAGAAGATAAAAATTATCTCTATTGGGCAACTATCACTAGACATTGTGTCATATGTGGCAAACCTAATTCAGACCTAGCACACCTAGAAACAGTAGGTAGAGGGATGAACAGAAATAAGATAAACCACTATGATAAACACGTTTTAGCGTTGTGTCGTAAACATCATACAACACAGCACCAAATGGGGATAGACAGTTTTAACAATTACTATCAGTTACAAAATAGCTGGATAAAAGTTGATGACAGACTCAATGCCATGCTGAAAGGAGTTAAACAATGAAATCAAGAATGATCACGTATGAAGATAGAATGCACATTGCTCGTAGAATTAACACACTAAGACTTGATGCTGAACTATCGCAAATAGAATTCGGAGAACGTGTAGGTGTAGGGAGACTTGCTGTAACACGTTGGGAAAATAGAGCGCAACTACCAAAAATGGAAGCTATTAGAAAGTTAGCTAAAGAATTTAATACAACGCCTGAATGGATATTGTACGGGGAGTGATAAAACATGAGCAATCTACTAATTGACGATTATCCAATACTCGTACTACCTAGTTTAGCTACTGAAATAGGCTTGAATGAAGCAATTGTATTACAGCAAATGCACTACTGGTTAAAGAAAAGTAACCATAACTACGATGGTAGACGCTGGATATACAACTCATTTCCTGAATGGCAAAAGCACTTTCCTTTTTGGTCGGTAATAACAATCAAGCGTACTGTATACAGTTTAGAAAAACAAAATCTACTTTACGTAGGTAATTATAATAAAGCGAAATTCGACAAAACGAAGTGGTACAGCATTAATTATGAAACTTTGGAAGGTATGAGACGACCATCGTATCAAAATGATACGACGAGTGTATCAAAAAGATACGATGGAGCGTATCAAAATGATACGACCAATACCAGAGACTACACAGAGATTACAACAGAGACTACTAACAATAATATATTGTCTCCTTCGTCGACTGCATATCCTTACAAAGACGTGATTGATTACCTTAATAAAAAAACTGGTAAGCACTACAAATCAACGACTAAGAAAAATCAAACAGTCATACGTGCTAGAACAGATGAAGGTTTTACATTAGATGACTTCAAACAAGTTATTAATAACAAGGTTGTCGAATGGAAAGGCACAGACATGGAAAAGTATCTACGACCTGAAACGTTATTTGGTACTAAATTTGAAGGATATCTTAATCAAGAAACACAACCTAGTGGCATGGATCAACTTAACAGAATGAAGTATGACGAAAGTTATTGGGACTAGGAGTGGTAAGTAATGCAATCATTAGGAAGTTTAGCAAGAAATATCAAGCCTAATCAAAACATTGTAGAAGAAGAACATAATCTTAAATGTGAAAGATGTGGCAACACCTACGACTATTACAAATTCAGTAATGGACAAGAGTTCAGACATGGTTGTGAATGTGAATTGATTGAAATAGGAAAAAAAGAAAGAGCGGAAAGAAAAGAGAAATATCTCAATCGTATCTTTAACCAATCTAATGTGAATGCGTCTTTAAGTGATGCAACAGTTAACAGTTACCAACCACAAAACGAACACCAAGTACATGCAAAGAGTACGGCTATTGAGTACGTTAAAGGTTTTTCGATAGATGAACCCAAGTCATTAATACTACAAGGATCATACGGTACTGGAAAAAGTCATTTAGCCTATGCCGTAGCAAAGGCAATTAAGCAACAAGGATATTCGGTAGCGTTCATGCACATACCAATGTTAATGGAACGCATTAAAGCAACATACAATCGTAATGCTACTGAAACGACAGATGAGTTAGTTCAGTTACTAAGCAGCATAGATTTGCTTGTACTTGATGATATAGGCGTAGAAAACACTGAACACACATTAAACAAACTATTTTCAATTGTAGATAACAGAGTAGGTAAGAATAATATCTTTACTACTAACTTTAGTGACAAAGAATTAAATCAAAATATGAACTGGCAACGGATCAATTCACGCATGAAACAAAATGCGAGAACGGTTCGGGTGCTTGGTGATGATTTTAGAGGACGTGACGCATGGTGACGATGGACAACATTAAGCGAATACTTGAGTGTTCAGATATGTACGCTGAGAAATTAATTAGATGGGCAAACGGGGACGAAAAAGCATTAGTCGACCTAATCAATCAAAAGTTAAAAGAAAAAGAAGAACGAGCAGCAATCGTGGAGGTGTACTAATGGCAATTATCGAAAAGTATTACCTTTATAGACCTGACGGAACAGAAGAAATAAAGGTAGAGAAAAATGAGCCTAATCTAAATATCGTTAAAACGCTCACAGGCGCTCATTTTAGCGAAGAATACAAAGAGATGACAGATAGTGAGCTAAAACATTTCAAAGGCGTATATGAGCTTCTGTATGAAGAAGAACTAGGCTTGCAATCAACGATATTTGATATCTAGGAGTGACAACGTGCAGATAGAAATTAACTTTAACGAAACGTATGAGGCACCTATTGGCTCGCCTCGTCCACGTTTCAGAAATACAGGTAGATATGTTCAAACATACATGCCAGCGTCTTATACAAAGCATAAGGACTTCATCAGAGAGCAGATGCCGAATGTATTACTCAATGGAAATTTGAAAGTGACATTATCGTTTTATTTCAAGGTACCAAAAAGCTGGAGTAATCGTAAAAAGTTATTAGCAATTGGTCAGTACAAACGTACTAAACCAGATATAGATAACTTAATCAAAACTGTGTTAGATGCAGCGAATGATCACCTATGGAAAGACGATAATCAAATCGTTGAAATACACAGTTTTAAGCAATATGCAGAGGAACCGAAAATTATTTTAGAAGTGGAGGAAGTGTAATGCATGAGGAAACTTTAAAACTCACATTCGATCTAACCGTCGAAGTAGAACAACCTATTTGGATAAACAAACAAGCAGACAGAGAAAACTATATCGAACATTACGCTAATAGATATAAAAATGACCCTGACAATTTACTCGATAATATCAAAAACATTACTGACGTTAGTGTCAGTTATGCAGATTGGAAGTGACACTATGCCGAAAGTGAATTTAGATGGTAAACGTTACAGATTATGTGATGTGTACAAATATTTTGATGTATCAGATAGTACGGTTCGTAAGAGATATGACGAAGGACTGCGTGGTCCAGAATTAATACATGGCAAGGGAGTATATGAATATGGTGCAGACGTACGAAAGAAATGAAAAGCAATTAACAGCTAAGCAGTTGTATGAGATACAGCAAGCAGAAATTAGGCACGAAAGAGCGTTGAAACGTAAACGTAGAGAAGAGCGTATTGCTAGGGCTAAACGTTCAGAGCGTGAGGTTGCTAAGCACAGAGTGAACAGTAAGTGGTTTAGATATTTATCGGAGAATGACATATTTCCAAAGGTAAGGGGGTAGCGGAATGGAAAATGTAAGGATAATTGATTTGAAAGTAGATAATATTGTTCAGTTCCAAGCATACTTTAAAAAAGTTAAAGCTATGCAAACAGCGATTGTTAATCGTGTGTATGCAGAAGAATTTATGTTAAAAACAATTTGGAAAGCAGAAGTGGAAAACCAAGCTGGCTATAAATTTACACTTACTGACAATGACGACTTCGTGAAAGTGAATGAGCCTTTCACACGTAAGGTGGATATGCAGGAAGAACAAGACAATAATATACCTGACCATTATAAAGGTAGTGAAAATATAGATGTTATCGACTTCTTGTATCAACAATTACCATTCGAACAGTTCAAAGGCTTTATGAAAGGTAACATGATTAAATATCCAGTTCGTGCAGGTCGAAAAGATGATGAACTAGCAGATATTAAAAAAGCTAGAGATTATGCAGATAGATTAATTAAAAAAATGGAGGCAGAACAATGATCTATTTAGGTGGTGACATGCTAAGCATAGGACAACAGATGCGTCGTGAATGGGAGAAGCAAGAGTTACAACGATTAGGCTTTAAAGTCTATGCACCACACGACGATAAGGATATCAACGATAAAGCGAATGCTAAGCAAGATAAATTAGCGGAACGTATTGTGTTTAATGACACATTAGGCATGGAAACAAGCGATGTCATGATATTCGACTACTTACCACATGCGCAAGGAACAATTTGCGAAATGGGGTACGCACAACATCTTAAAAAAGCAAGTAAGAAGAATATTAAGATTTTTGTCCAATGTACTGACATTAGACAAGGCACAGGACATATTTCAGATGAGCAGGATAGAGCAGAGTTCAGTATCAATCAATATGTGTATGGCGTAATTATGGATATTACTGATGGTAGAGGTATCCAGACGTTTGATGAGATATGTCAAGAGTTGGTGGGAGAATGAAATTCATAGATATATGTAGTGGTATAGGTGGTTTCCGTTCTGCATTAGAGAAACACGGTCATAAATGTATGGCATTTGCAGAGATAGATAAATTTGCAAAGCAAAGTTATAAAGCAATTTATGATACAGAGAGTGAAATAGATATAGGTGATATTACACAAGTTAGTGATGAATATTGGCGACAGTTTAAAGGTAAGTGCGACATCATCGTGGGTGGAACGCCTTGTCAATCATTCTCGATTGCAGGTAAAAGAAAAGGTTTTGAAGATACTCGAGGTACAGTGTTCTTTAGCTATGTTAATGCAGTCAAGAATGTTGAACCTAAATATTTCATCTTTGAAAACGTAAAAGGTCTTATTAGTCACGATAAAGGAAATACAATCCGAACAATGTTGTTAGCATTTGATGAAATAGGTTATGAACTAGATTTTGATGTTTTTAATTCTAAATGCTATGGAGTGCCGCAAAACAGAGAAAGAATTTATATCGTTGGAAGAAAGAAAGACGAAAACAATATCAATTATGGGCAACAAAACATATTCGAATATATTTGAGGTGATTGTATGAAAAACCAAGAAGGGAGCAATCAATATGTCGAAAAAACTGCAGGAGTTGAAAAAATGGGCCTCGTTGAACATTACATTAACCAATTTGTTGCCAATAAATACTACGTGTAATGTTACAACACGACTAGTTGACATCTTAGAGAAAGACGTAGACGAAAGTTACTATTTGTCGGAATCGGGTTATCTCGCTAAGGAAGAGTATGGACGCATGGGCAAACAAGCTGTTGAAACTATAAAAGAAAATACGAAAGAAATACGTGATGGTTACACAATTAATGCTTTTAATAAAACAATTGATAAAAGCGGTTTAAGTCCTACATTAACGACTAGACCAGAAGGGTTTAAAACAGCCATTTTACCAATCACAAATAATTTAAGAATACGCAAACTTACACCTTTAGAATGTTGGCGACTTCAGGGCTTTACAGATGAACAGTTTTATAAAGCTAAAAATAGTGGCGTGAGTAATAGCCAACTATATAAACAAGCGGGTAATGCAGTAACTGTTAATGTCGTAGATGCGATTGTAGGTGAGTTGGAATGATATTATCCAACACAATTAACCAACGCTATCACTACAACACACAAGGCAAGACACCTACACAAATACAGCGGGAGTTACGTGAGTTAGGTGTCGACGGCTTTGTGGTTAAGGTAGCAGGAAGTAGAGTGACGATGAAAGTTAGTGAGAGTGATATAAAAAGGAACAGGGAGTGTGTAAGGAATGAAAAATAGCATAGAACACAACTCAAAAGAATACTTCGAAAAACAATCTGAATACTGGTTTAACGAATGTTGTAAGCGTATGAAAGAACGCGACGAACTCATCAATGATATTGCAGACATTAAACGTAAGGCAGAGGCGTTTGATGAGATAGATGATTTAATTTTTAACGGGGCATTAAAAGATAGAGAACCGAATGCAATATTTCAAAACATCTGTCATGTAATTATAAATTTTAAGGAGCGTGGTAGTGATGAGTGAACAAACTATACTCCTTGATGAAAATGACTTACTCAGCTTATTGAATGGTGGCAGTTTTCATACATTGGTCGGTGAACAAAAAGTAGTTATTAAGCAGTCGCCACTTAAACCACCAGTAGCACCTGCGTTGAATTACAGATATCAAATAGTTGATACAAAAGCAGAAAGGGAACGTTTATCAAGAATGGTACAACATTCAATTAATTCAAATATCGGAGGAACAATAAATGAAAAACGTAATTAAATTTGTAGGTAAATCAATAATTAGAACAGTAGTCACTAGAATAGTTAAGGACTTAATTGCAGCATATAAATTTACAGAGTATGCAAAAAGAGAACAATCAAAAGAAGAACAAGCTTTTTTCAGAGCGTGTAACAGAATAGGAATGTCTGATATTCAAATATATCGTTTATCACAAATTATGGAAGAAGAAACGGAGAGAAAATAATGTCAATTTTACCAATTAAATTATTATCAGAAAATGCAATCTTGCCAACGAGAGCAAATCCAACAGATAGTGGATTAGATTTATATGTCGCAGAAGATACAACTATTCCTGCTCATAGTACAGTCGTAGTACCAACACACATTGCAATTGATTTAGCGTATGGATATGAGGCGCAAGTGAGACCACGTTCAGGTAATTCACTTAAAACTAAGTTACGTGTAGCACTTGGAACAATTGATCACACGTATAACAAAGAAATTGGAATTATTACAGACAATATCGGTGATGAGGCAATCGTAGTTAAAGCAGGAACACGCTTAGCACAATTGGTTGTTACACCAGTGATGTTACCAGAGCCAACGGAGGTGCAAGAGTTTGACGAAGTATCGGAAAGAGGAGCATACGGAAGCACAGGATACTAAGGACATAGTAGAAAAAGTGAAAGAGGTGCTGGGGAAGTGACGCAATATTCTAAAGTGTATTTGAGAAAGAACCATCACAAAAGAGGTATCAAATTAGGTGAAGTTGTAAAAGGTTCTAGTTGGTTAGAAATGACAGAACAGCTACCTAAGTTGAAAGAACTACCTATAACACCTTATTTAAGATTTTGGGAAGTAGATAATGATCTTCATATAGATTACGGTTCGCACAGAGCAATTATAGTAGTTAAAAATCAAGGAGTGATACTGTGAAACAATTCCTAATCAGAGAATTCACAGATAGCACAGGTTATGTTCACACCGACATTGAGAAAGCACGTACAAATGAAACTCTCTCTATTGTGGAGGCAGAGAGTAAGGAAGAGGCGTTGAAAGTATATAAAGCGCAACGTCAGAAAGAGGCTTTGATGTCCGTCATTAAAGGTTATAAAAAAATTAAGGAGCGATTGTTTAATGGTTAAACGCATACTAAAAATATGGTTCATTATCGGAATGTATGAACTAAGCAAATATCTAACTAACGAACTTATTGTTAAGTTGCAGAGTGAAGATGATATTGATACTGCGCCTAAGGACTTTGCTAGTGAGAGTGATCAATACGATATTAACGATTTGGCAGGTGGGTATTAACTTGTACAGTAAAGAGGCTATTATCAATATGATTGGTACACACAAAATGAAATGTAATGTTATTGCAGATGCTATGCCAGATTATGATAGCAATTCAATTGCACAATACGGTATACAAGCGACATTACCTAAACCACAGGGACAAAATAGTAGTAAAGTGGAAGATGTGGTGATTAAGTTAGAACGAACTAATAAACGTTATGCACAGATGTTACGTGAGATTGAATTTATTAATCAATCACAACAGAAATTAGGACATGTAGACTTTTGTTTTCTAGAGTTACTCAAAAAAGGGTACAAGCGTGATGATGTGATTAAAAATTTACCTAATTCTAAATTGAACAGAAATAATTTTTTAGCGCGACGTGATGAATTAGCGGAAAAGATATATTTATTACAGTGACAAAAATGACGAAAATGACTGAAATGACACTTTTTTGAAAGGGTAAAATTATTTTATATAATTGTTGTGTAAGAATTATCCACACGAACCCTCGTTTTGAGGTAGCTGGTTAGTTCTCAATGAAAGTGATTAAGTTTGGTAATGGTCGTATTGGCCAGCCGCTGATTGCTTGAGTGCCTATCCGTTGGGTAGGTACTTTCTCCTTTCTGGATAAACTTGATTTTGCATTATTAATTACCTCCCATATGTGACTATTCGAGAGCAACTCGAGTAGTCTTTTTTTATTACAAATTTAAAGAGTATTTAACGTAAAGGCGTGTGATAGATGACATGAAATTAACAGCAAAACAACAAAAATTGGTTGACGAATATATCAAAACAGGAAACGCTTATCAATCAGCTATAAATGCTGGATATAGTGAAAGTTACGCAAGAGTTGATGTTCACAAAGCCCTAGCAAAACCTAGCTTAAAAAACGCAATAGATGAGCGCATGGAAGAGTTAAAAAAGCAGAGTATCGCAGACCAAGACGAGATACTACAATACCTCACTTCAGTTGTGCGTGGTGAAATCACCGACCAAGAACTAATACCAATTGGAATTGGTAAAGGTGAAATGGAAGTAGAAAGTTTAGAAAAACGATCAGATACGAACGCCAGAACGAAAGCAGCAGAGTTGTTAGGTAAGCGTTATATGATGTGGACGGATAAGCAACAAATCGAAACGAATGCGACGGTGCAATTCAATGACGACATCACTTAACTTATCTGAATTGATACCTAAGCACTTCCACGATTTATGGCGAGCAACTAAGAACCCTGACATACTCAACGTAGTGGCGAAAGGTGGACGTGGTAGTGGTAAGTCGTCTGATATATCCATCATCATTACACAATTAATCATGCGTTATCCAATGAACGCTGTTGTAGTTCGTAAGACAGATAACACATTGGCAACGTCTGTATTTGAACAGATAAAATGGGCGATTGAAGAACAGAAAGTATCTCACTTATTCAAAGTTAAAGTATCGCCAATGGAAATCACATTTATACCAAGAGGGAACAGAATTATCTTCAGAGGGGCGCAGAACCCTGAACGATTAAAATCGTTAAAAGATAGTCGGTTCCCTTTTTCTATTATGTGGATAGAAGAATTAGGCGAATTTAAAACAGAAGATGAAGTGACAACGATTACCAACTCAATGTTACGTGGAGAATTAGACGAAGGACTATTTTATAAGTTTTACTTTTCATACAACCCAGCTAAGCGTAAACAACACTGGGCAAACAAGAAATATGAAACGTCATTCCAACCAGATAATACGTTTGTACATCACTCAACTTACTTGAACAACCCTTTTATATCTAAACAATTCATACAAGAGGCAGAGAGTGCTAAACAACGTGACGAATTAAGGTATCGCTGGGAGTATTTAGGTGAGGCGATTGGTAGTGGTGTTGTACCGTTTAACAATCTGCGTATTGAGAAGATACCAGACGACTTATATAACTCATTCGATAATATCCGTAACGCAGTAGATTTCGGGTTAACTAAAACAGCCCCTTTACACAGTGATGTGTATAGCAAACTTGGTGAACACATAAGTGGTGTGCGCAAAAAAGCGTGCTAACGGTGAAAACCTAAATTATTGGATATGCAAAAGACCCAAAAAGTAGTATAATTATATCGAGGTGAAGATATGATTATTTACTGTATAACTAACAAACTTAATGGAAAGCAATACGTAGGGCAAACTATCAATACTCTGGATTACAGATACAAACAACATTGCAGGTGCAATAGAAGTTATATCGGAAGAGTGATAAAGAAGTACGGAAAAGAAAACTTCACTATTGAAGAAATAGACAATGCAATGTTCATAGAAGATTTAAATGTAAAAGAACAACATTGGATTAGCAAACTTGGTACAATGAAACCTAACGGATATAATTTATGTCTTGGTGGCGATAATACATATGGCTATCATCATACAGAAATCGCTAGGAGGAAGATGAGTTTGACTAAAAGGCAATCCGAAAAAATGAAAGGTAAGAATAATCATTTTTACGGTAAAAAACATAGTGAAGAAACCAGAAAGAAAATGAGCAATGCTTGGAAATCTGGTAAAAGGGTATTAACGCCAGAACATCAAGATAAATTAAGAAAAGCTCATGCTACTAAAAAAGTTTTGAACGTAGACACTGGAGAGGCATTCAACTCCGTAAAAGAAGCTTCTGAAAAATATAGTTTGCAAGCTACACATATTTCCAGAGTTTGTAGAGGAAAAAGAAAAACTACTGGTGGTTATAAATGGGAATATATCGAATAACAAGGCGATACCGTGCTAAGCCAACTGACATCCTAAAAGGGTGTCTTTTTTGTTGGAAAGTGTAACGACTATCCTATAAGGAGTAGCTTTAGGTGTAATTCCTATTAGCGAAGCGCCAAGCGTCTTGATAAAAGACGATGATATAGTCTAGTCCCTTAATAAATATCGGGAAACCGAGGGTGTAAACGACGCTACTGACCCTTTAGCTTTTGTACGTTGGCATTATGACAAAAAGAAACGTATCATCTACGCAGTTGATGAACACTATGGCGTGCAGATAAGCAATAGGGAATTTGGTAATTGGTTAAAGAAGAAAGGTTATCAATCTGATGAGATATACGCAGATAGTGCAGAACCTAAATCTATTGCAGAGTTAAAACAAGAACATGGTATCAGACGTATTAAAGGTGTTAAGAAAGGTCCAGATAGTGTGGAACATGGGGAACAATGGCTTGATGATTTAGATGCAATTGTGATTGACCCTAATCGTACACCTAATATTGCAAGGGAATTTGAAAACATCGATTATGAAACAGACAAAGACGGTAATGTTAAGCCGAGATTAGAAGATAAAGACAACCATACGATTGATGCTACACGTTACGCATTAGAACGTGATATGCGTCAAAACCATATGAATATATTAAGGTAGGTGATTGTTATTCGTTGGCCGTGGGAGAAACCATATTACGAAGAAATAACAGAACAGTTAGCGCCTAAAGTTGAAACGCAGGAAGAGATGATTGTGCGATTAGTACAAAATCATCAGAAAGACATTGAGCGTATATCAACAGGGCAACGCTATTATGATAAAGATAATGACATTTACAGACAAAAGTATAAATATGACTTAGACGGTAATCTCGACATAGATAAACCAGATTGGCGTATTACTACTAACTATCATCAAAATTTAGTTGACCAAAAAGTAGCATATCTTGTTACAAACCCAGTTAGTTACTCATGCGAGAACGAAAAGGTACTAGATACAATACATCAGGTGCTAGACAATCGTTGGGATAATGAGTTAATTGATGTACTCACTGCTGCAAGTAACAAAGGTGTTGAATGGGTCCAACCATATATTGACGAGAATGGCGATTTTAAGCTGTTTAGAGTACCTGCCGAACAATCTATACCAATTTGGACTGATAGCAAGAGGGATACACTACAAGCTTTTATACGTGTGTTTAAATCAAATAATGAAACTAAAGTAGAGTACTGGACCGATACTGATGTTACATACTATGTGTATGAGAATGGGTCATTAATCAATGATTATTATTATGGCGAGAACAACAAGCAAATGCACTTCTCGACTGGCAGTTGGGGTCGCGTGCCATTTATTCCATTCAAAAATAACTCAGAAGAGGCATCTGATATTTGGCAATACAAAACAATTATTGATGCTATCGATAAACGTTTATCTGATACGCAAAACATGTTTGATGAGAGTGCAGAGTTGATTTATATCTTGCGTGGTTATGAGGGCGAGAATCTTAAAGAGTTTATGCAAGGCTTAAAATACTACAAAGCAATCAATGTAGATAGCGAAGGTGGTGTTGAAACGATACAAGTTGAGGTGCCAGTCGCTAGTACAAAAGAATATCTTGATATGATGCGTCAGAATATTATGGAGTTTGGCCAGGGTGTCGACTTTCAAACAGACAAATTTGGTGCTGCGCCTAGTGGTATTGCACTCAAGTTTTTATACGGTAATTTAGATTTGAAAGCAAACAAGCTAAAGAATAAAGCTACTGTTGCTATTCAAGAATTGATTGAGTTTATTGTCGATTTTTACAAATTAAAAGTAGATCCAAAAGATATTGAAATTACATTCAATTTCAACAGAATGATGAATGATTTAGAACAATCACAAATTGCTGCACAATCTCAATATCTATCTAAAGAAACAATCGTGAGACATCACCCTTGGGTTGATGACCCTACTGCAGAAATGGAACGTATCGAGCAGGAACAACTTGAACTCAATACACAGTTACCAGATATCGATACTGGAGGTGCTGTGAATGAGCAAAGACAATCCGAAGATAAACAACCAGAATGACATTGATAACTATATCAACCAACTTATCAAACAAGCAGAAAGTGAAATAGAAACGCTATTCTCACGTAGATTAAAGCAAATACGACAAGAAATAGCAGATATGTTTGAAAAGTATCAGTCTGATGACGTATATGTTACGTGGACTGAATTTAATAAATACAACAGGCTCAATAAAGAACTTATCAGAATAGGCGAGATGTTGACGGAAGATTACAGAGAAGTTGCTAAAACTATCCGTCAGACGCAACAAAACGCTTATATTGAAAAGTTTTTGATGAGCCTTTATTTGTATGAAATGGCAAGTCAAACGTCTATGCAGTTTGATGTACCTACTGCGTCTGTAATTACTAAGGCAATTGAACAACCGATTAAGTATATCGAGTTAACCGGAACACTCAAAAAACATCGTTCTAACGTACTTAAAAAAATACGTATAGAAATCACTAAAGGTATTGTAAACGGTAAAGGTTATACACATATAGCAAAAGCGTTACGTGATGATTTGGGCATGTCTAAGGCGCAAGCTCAACGTGTGGCACGTACAGAGGCAGGTAGAGCAATGTCACAAGCTGGTTTGGATAGTGCAAAAGTAGCTAAAGATAATGGTTTAAGTGGAATGAAAAAACGTTGGTTAGCTACTAAAGATAATAGGACACGTGACACACATCGACATTTAGACGGAAAAGCGATTGATATCGATGATAACTTCCATTCATCTGGTTGCGTCGGACAAGCGCCTAAATTGTTTGTAGGTGATGCTAGTGCCAAAGAGAATATCAATTGTCGATGTAAATTATTATATTACTTCGATGAAGATGAGTTGCCTACAGTCATGAGAACAAAAGATGACGGCGTTATACCATTCACGACATATCGTGAATGGGAGAAGAATAAACGCAAACAGTAATCACTCGACCTTAGCACCGTCGTTAAAAGGCTTCTTTTTTTATACAAATCTTTCGTGTCGTAACACGTTAAAAACGTAAAAGGAGTATTTAGACATGGATTTATACGCATTATTAGGACAATTTAAAGACGGTGAAATCGATAAACAAAAAGTAATTGATGCTATTGATGAAAGTAAATCTGGAATGGTTCCACGTTCGCGTTTAAATGATAAAAACGCAGAAATCGAGGAACTTAAAGCCGAAATTACTAACCGTGACAATCAAATTGTCGAATTACAAAACTCTGTGAAAGATGATAGCGAGTTGCAAAAAGAACTCGAAGAAGTAAAACAAAGTAATGCAGAGTGGCAGGATAAGTACAAACAATCACAACTGAATAACGCTGTTAAGTTGGCCGTTGCTAAAGATGCAAATGATGCTGACGACATTCTAGCTCTCATCAACAAAGATGAGTTGGAATTGCAAGACGATGGCACTGTAAAAGGTTTAGATAAAGCTATTGAAACGCTTAAAGAGGCTAAACCTTATTTATTTGCCGATAACAAGCCGGTAGGTAATAAACCTGCAGACGGCGAAACGATGCAAACAGGCATTACAAAAGAACAATTCGACAGCATGAGCGTTGCGGAACGTACCGAATTGTTTATTAACGATCGTGCTACTTACGACAAATTAGTCGAATAATATTAAGAAAGAGGTTATAACATGGCTCAAGGAACAACAACATTAAGTACGCAAATCGTACCTGAAGTATTAGCGCCAATGATGCAAGCTGAATTAGATAAAAAGTTACGTTTAGCATCTTTTGCAGAAATTGATAATACATTAGTAGGACAACCTGGAGATACAATCACATTCCCTGCGTTTGTATACAGTGGAGATGCAACAGTCGTACCGGAAGGTGAAAAAATTCCAGTAGACAAAATCGAAACAAACAAACGTGAGGCTAAAATCCATAAAATTGGTAAAGGTACTCATATCACAGATGAGGCTTTACTATCAGGTTACGGTGACCCTCAAGGCGAGGCAGTACGTCAACATGGTTTGGCTATTGCAAACAAAGTTGATGACGATGTGCTAGAAGCTTTAAGAGGTACAAAATTAACAGTTAGTGCAGATGTGGGTACATTGGCTGGTTTAGAAACTGCAATTGATAAATTTGAAGATGAAGATTTAGAACCAATGGTTTTATTTGTAAACCCTAAAGATGCTGGTAAATTACGTGCTAGTGCATCTGAAAACTTCACTCGTGCAACTCAATTAGGTGACGATATTATCGTTAAAGGTGCGTTTGGTGAGGCCTTAGGTGCTATCATTGTACGTTCTAAAAAATTAAACGAAGGAGAAGCTATTTTAGCTAAAAAAGGTGCTGTTAAACTAATCACTAAACGTGATTTCTTCTTAGAACCAGACCGTGACCCTTCAACTAAAACAACTTATTTATACAGTGATAAACATTATGTAGCTTACCTTTACGATGAAAGTAAAGCAGTTAAGATTACTAAAGGTGCTGGCACTGGAGCATAAGGAGTGATTAATAGTGACGTATAAAGTAATCAAGTATTTTACAGACTTACAGGATAACGAATATGCCTACAATGTAGGTGACCCATTTCCGCGCGAAGGGTTAACCGTAAGTAAAGAACGATTAACTGAATTATCTACTGATAATAACCGTCAAAACAAGCCTTTAATAGAGCGCGTAGAAGAGCAAACTAACTATTCTGATATGAAAGCATCAGAGTTGAAAGAGTTGGCTAAAGAGCGTGATATTGAAGGCTTTTCTCATATGAAAAAGTCTGAACTTATCGACGCATTAGAAGGTGCAGAATAATGGATGCACTTGATGTAAAAATGCTCAACCAAACGCCTGTTGATGACACTTCACATGATGATGAAATAGATATGCTTATCCCAAAGTATTTGAAGTTAGCGGAAGAATATTGCAACCAAACTTTTGACATTAAACATTTGCCTACTGGCGTTGAGAAATTTATTGCTGAATGTATTAAATATAGTGCAAACGGCAATATCTCATCACGTTCTATGGGTACGGTTAGCTATACTTTTGTAACTGAAATGCCTGAAGCGACATATAACCATTTAAAACCATTCAGAAAACTAAGATGGAGTGGTTACCATGTTTAACCCATACGATGAGTTTCCACATGCTATTTCAAAAGGTCGAATTGAAGTAATAGGTGATTTCAAGTTTAAAAAAGAGCGCTACAAGAGCGAAAAAATTATAAAAGGCTTTATGGATACACCTACAACTTCAGAACAACTTAAATATCATCAAATGTCATCTGAATACGATAGAAACCTATATGTACCTTATGACCTACCAATAAACGATAACGATTATTTTAAATACGAGGGTAAAATCTTTGGTATTGTAGGTGAACCTGTCGACCAGGGCGGGCAACATGAGATTAAGTTAATTCGACTGAAAGAGGCACCTTATGGCTAAAGTGAAATATGGGGCAGATAGTTTAGTCGTTGAGTTGGAACGTTATCAAAAAGATGTCGAGAAGTGGGCGAAAAAAGGTATAGCTAAAACCACAATGAAGATATATAACACTGCGGTAGCATTAGCACCAGTTGACTTAGGTTTTTTGAAAGAAAGTATTGATTTCAAATTCACTAATGGTGGTTTGACTGGTGTAATCAGTGTAGGTGCTGATTACGCGATAAAACGTATGTCGCAATTACTGGTAACAGTAATTTAAAAATCGGGGTAAATCGGTGGAAGTCTTATCTAAACAGTTGATTACCGAATTCGGTACAGGTATAATAAGCATGAGGTGATTAACTTGGATAGAAATTCAAAAGGTCAATTTGTTAAAGGTAAAAATATTAGAGATAAAACTGGTAAAAAGTACGGCAGGCTAACTGTTCTAAGCTTATCTAAAAAACGATCTGGAAGAAAAACGTATTGGAATTGTATATGTGAATGTGGTAATACGGTAGAAGTTAGAAGTGATTGTTTAGGTACTACACTTTCGTGTGGTTGTCTGAAAAGAGAACAAAATAGAATTAATTTAACTGCTAATCATTCACATAAACAGAGTAGAACTAGGTTATATCACATTTGGCAAAATATGAAATCAAGATGTTATAACCAAAACAACAAACGCTACGAAAATTACGGTCGCAAGGGTATTAAAGTTTGCGAAGAATGGTTAGACTTTAATGTATTTTATCAATGGTCTTTGAAATCTGGTTATAACGATACTATGACAATCGAAAGAAATGACATAGAAAAAGGTTATTATCCGGAAAATTGTTGTTGGATACCATTTAATGAACAAGCGAATAATCGAAATAGAACTATTTGGGTTGAATGGAATGGTAAAAAACGAAATTTGAAACAATGGTCAAAAGAATTAGGTATTAATTACGGAACGTTGAATTCGAGATATAATCGAAGTGGAATGAGACCTCCAGAATTATTTTATCCAGTTAAAAGATAACACCGAGGTAACTTAATAGATTGCGAAAGGCTGTTAAGCACCGTAGAGCGTACCAGTTGAATAAATATAATACTGGCAAGAGACTCCGACAACCAATAAAGGTTGTCTTTTTTATTGGTTGAAAATGTACGCCGAACTCACTGGTGACAGTGAGAAGTAGAGGATAAAAAGCCACTACGATAACAAATGATACGTTGAATACGGGACTGGTATTTATGCAGAAGGTCCAGGTGGTTCTCGTGCTAAAAAGATACCGTGGTTTTATGAAGACGCTGACGGTGAAGGCCATTTGACTTATGGCCAAGTGGCTCAACCTTTTTGGAACCCTGCAATAGACGCTGGACGTCAAGTGTTCAATAAATATTTTTCATAAAAGGCGGTTAAAAATATGTGGGTATCGGTTGAACCTGAACTTACAAGTAAATTATACGAAACATTAAAAACAGACCCTATCATTAACGAATTAGTTGGTGATAGGGTTTTTGATGTCGTTCAAGATGATGTGCGATACCCATATATTGTTGTGGGTGAGAGCAACGTCACTAATAACGAAAGTAGTGCAAATATGCGTGAGACGGTAGGTATCGTCTTTCATGTATATTCGCAATATCCAACGCAGTACGAGGCCAAGCTATTAATTAGCGCGATTGGTTATGTGTTGAACAAACCAATTGAAATAGATAATTACGAATTTAGATACAGTCGAATTGATAGCCAATCAGTATTTCCTGATATAGATAGGTTTACTAAGCACGGCACAATTCGACTTTTATTTAATTTCAGACATAAAACTAAGAGAGAGGAAGTGTAAGCATGGCTCAAAAGAATTACTTAGCAGTAGTTAGACCAGCTAAAGATAAATTAGATCCAACTGATGCTTTGCTATTAGCTGACTTACAAGAAGGTGGCCACACAATTGAGAATGACTTGGCTGAAATCATTCGTGGCGGTAAAACAGATTATGGTGTAAATGCCGTTTCTGAAGAGTTTAAACTCACTATCGGTAATATTCCTGGTGACAAAGGAATTGAACAAGTTAAAAAAGCAATTAAAAATGGCGAACAACTGCGTGTATGGTTGTATGAACGTAACAAACGTGATGACGGTAAATATCATGGTGTATTTGCCTACACAGTGCCGGAAAGTTACGAAATGTCGTTCGATGATGAAGATAACAAAATTGAATTAACGTTAAAAGTTAAATGGAACTCAGCAGAAGGAACTGAAGCTAATCTACCACCAGAATGGTTTGAAGCAGCAGGCGCACCTACTGTCGAATATGAAAGTTTTGCTGAAAAAGTTGGTTCATTTGAAGAACAGCAAGCAGCTGCTTCAAGTGGCACTGGTGCTTAATTCTACATTTAGGGGGCATCTGTCCCCTTATTTTTTTATATAAAATTTGAAAAGAGGTATACATTTTGACTGAATTTAATCCAATTACAACGCTTACAATCAATGATAATGAAGTAGAAGCTAAAGCATTATTTGCATTTGACTTTAAAGCAAAGAAGTTTGCCGAAGATACGAAAGATAAGGACGGCAAAACGGTTACTACACCTGGTTTTAATGTGATTTACAACGGTATTTTGGAACGTGACACGGTTGCTATTGCTAACTTTTGGGAGTGTGCTACTGCATATCTAGGTAAAAATGCACCTTCTAGAGATGAAATTGAAACAGCTTTAATTGAAATCATTGAAGAAAAAGAAGACACACTCGAATTATTACAAGGCGCTTTAGACGTATTAAATAATAGTGGTTTTTTCAAGCAAAAATCTCGAGGGTTCTGGACGCAAATGAACAAAGCGCCTCAAATGGCGAAGGGCGAGGACAAAGAAACAACGAAAGCTGGTATCGAGTTCATGAAAGAGAACTACAAAGAAATCATGAACGTGGAACCTTACTCAACTATTCAGAAATAAGACAATTAACGAGTAGGTTTATAGGTTATTTGCCTGAAAACGAATTGATGATGATGACACCTAACGAATGGAAAGATTGGATAATAGGTGGTCAAGATAAGTATTTAGATCAAAAAGAGTTAATGATACAAGTTGCTCAAGCAAACGGGCTTGTACAAGCTAATAAATCATTAAAACGAATGACTAGAGATATTGAACGTCAACGATATGAAATACGTAATCCTGGTAGTTATGAACGTATTAAACGTGCAGAACTTGAACATGAAAAACGTAGACGTGAGTTATTCAAATCAGGTACTAAACGTTGGCTAGAACAACAAAAACAGAAAGGAGAGTGAATAAGTGGATAAAAACTTTATGGTTCGCATCATGGCTAATATACGCGATTTTCAGAACAACGTTAGAAAAGCGCAGACTTTAGCTAAAACATCTATTCCAGATGAGATTGAAACTGATGTGAAAGCCAATATCAGTAAATTCCAGCGTAATCTTCAAAGAGCCAAAGCAATGGCGCAACGTTGGCGAGAGCATAAGGTGGAAATCGATGGAGACACCAACCCTATTAAACGTGCGATATCTTTTGCCAAAGCAGAATTGCAAAGATTACGCGATAAGCAAGTCGATATCAAAGGTGATAATGACAATTTAAAGCGTGCAGTAATAAGCGCTAAAGTAATGTTGGCATCATTACATGATAAAACGGTACACGTTAACTTTGATACACGGGGCATGACAAGAGCGCAAGTATTAACTAAAGCGTTAGGTAAGTCTTTAGATGAATATGGCAATAAAATGGACGCTTTAGCTACCAAAATAAGAACGTTTGGCACTGTCTTTAGTCAACAAGTCAGAGGACTAATGATAGCTAGTATTCAAGGCTTAATACCTGTTATTGCTGGTTTAGTACCAGCGTTAATGGCTGTATTAAATGCAGTTGGCGTATTAGCAGGCGGTATATTAGGTTTGGCTGGTGCGTTTAGTATCGCAGGTGCGGGCGCCTTTGCGTTTGGCGGTATGGCAATTAGTGCTTTGAAAATGCTTAAAGACGGCACACTGCAAGCTACCGCAGAAACTAGACGATATCAAGCGTCTTTAGATCAAGTTAAATCAACATGGGAAAGTATCATCAAACAAAATCAAGCGCAGATATTTAATACTTTAGCTAACGGTTTAAACACAGTAAACGTCGCTTTGAGTCGCATGAAACCATTCCTTGCAGGCGTATCTAAGGGCATGGAACAAGCCTCTAAGAGCGTACTTAAATGGGCTGAGAACAGTCAAACGGCGTCTAAATTCTTTAATATGATGAATACAACGGGTGTAAAAACATTTAATACTCTATTAAGTGCTGCTGGACGTTTTGGTGATGGTTTGGTTAATGTATTTACCCAATTAGGACCGTTGTTTTTATGGGTGGCACAAGGCTTAGACAGTTTAGGCAAAAAATTCCAAAACTGGGCTAACAGTGTTGCAGGTCAAAACGCTATCAAAGCATTTATCGAGTATACAAAAACCAATTTACCTAAAATAGGGCAAATATTTGGTAATGTGTTTGCCGGTATCGGTAATTTAATGGTCGCATTTGCGCAAAATAGTGCAGGCATCTTCGATTGGTTAGTTAAAATGACCGGCAAATTCAGAGAATGGTCTGAACAAGTTGGTAAATCGGAAGGCTTTAAACAATTCGTTAAATATGTACAACAAAATGGTCCAGTGATTATGCAATTAATTGGCAATATTGTACGTGCATTAGTTGCATTTGGCACTGCTATGGCACCTATTGCAAGTGTGATTTTACGTGTGGTAACTGCGTTTACTGGCTTTATCGCAAAATTATTCGAAACACATCCGGCTGTTGCTAAGATGGTTGGTATTGGTATGATACTAGCCGGCATTATGTGGGCATTACTAGCACCAATTATTGCGGTTAGTACGTTTATAAGCAGTGGTTTCGTTGCTGCGTTGATACAAGCGGTTGGACACATAGGAAGATTTCTAGGTGCTGGAAGAATACTTCAAGGTATTTTAAACATCTTACGTGGTGCATTTAGCTTATTAGTTAGTCCAATAGCTAATATAGGCAGATTATTACCATTATTAGGCACTGCATTTAGTGCTTTAACTGGACCAGTTGGCATAGTCATTGGCGTTATATTAGCTTTAGTCGGTGTTATCGTATACTTGTGGAAAACGAATGAAGACTTTAGAAATATGATTATCAACGCTTGGAACGGTATTGTTTCTGCAATTAGTGGCGCAGTAAATTCTATCATTAACTGGTTTACTCAATTGTGGGCATCTATCCAACAAACATTACAACCTATCATGCCATTACTACAACAACTAGGACAACTGTTTATGGAAGTTCTAGGTGGTTTGGTTATGGGTGCCATTCAATTAGTGATAGGTGCGTTCCAGTCGTTATGGCTTGCCGTATCAGTAATATTCACCGCAATCGGCGGTATTATATCAGCGGCAGTACAATTGATTGTCGGCTTATTCACTGCGTTTATCCAATTTATCACCGGTGACTTTTCTGGTGCGTGGCAGACATTGCAAACTACTGTACAGAATGTTTGGACAACGATTTGGAACACAATCGTATCAATTTTCACTCAGATTTCCGAATTTATATTCAACACGCTAAATTCTATACTCGGTACGAATATCACAAGTTGGTCTCAAATTTGGTCGGCAATCGTTCAATATGTCACTCAAATTTGGAATAGCGTAACTCAATGGTTCGGTCAAATGGCACAATCGGTTTGGAATAAAATGGTACAAGCCTATAACTATGTTGTATCAACAGGTGCGCAATGGGTGAGTTCTATTATAAACACTTTAGCTAGATTTGTGTCATCTGTGATTAGTGGTTTTATCAGAGTTGTATCAAGTGTTGCATCACATATGGCTCAAGCGTTATCAAGAGTAATATCTGTTGGTGCGCAATGGGTATCAGCAATCATTAGTGCTATGGCTAGATTTGTAAGTGGCGTTATAAGTGGCTTTGTTAGAGTGGTTAACCAAGTGCAATCAGGAATGAGTAGAGCTGTTAACACCGTTAGAAACTTTATCGGTCAATTCGTGTCTGCTGGTTTAGATTTAATGCGTGGTTTAGTACAAGGTATTATGAATGGAATGAAATGGGTAGTCAATGCAGCCAAGAATGTAGCACAAAGTGCGGTTAATGCAGCAAAAAGTGTTTTACGTATACACTCTCCTTCTCGTGTATTCAGAGGCATAGGTCAATATGTATCTCAAGGCTTGGGAATGGGTATCTTAGCAGACCAACACAAAGCGGTGAATGCAGTTCGTAGTGTAGCTAGTAATTTAACTGATGCGTTTAAACCAGAATTATCTACAGACTTAACAGACGGTTTAGGTGGTTCATTAAATGGCAGTGTGGACGCTCACATGACTAAAGATGTTAGACATAGTATGCAAGAGAACAATCGCCCAATCGTTAATATAACTGTGCGTAATGAGGGTGATGTAGAGTACATTAAATCTTACATTGAAGAACAAAACGGCAAAAACAGTAGTATGGGCTTGTAAAGGAGTGTTATTATTGATTGCTCACGACATAGAAATAATTAAAGATAACAAAAAGTATAAAGTCAGTAATAACACTTTTACTGGCTCAGTTTTAGAAGTAGTATCCTATGACGTCAAAGGTTCAGGGTATGATCGTGAATACAGTACAGTTAATGGTGCGCAAGGTAGATTTTTCAACTCTGTCTATGAAGAAAAGAAAACAGTTAGTCTTAAATTGCGATATCAAGTAGACAAAATGGCTCAAGTGACACATCTTAAGTCAAATTTACAAGCGTTATTACGTGGTCATTATTATTTACGTGAATTATCTACACCAGATACATCTATTAAATATGAAGATATATTCAACACAAAACCTCAAGAGTTTGAACTAGATTATGTAGACGGTAGACAAATATTTGTCGGTCTAGTTAGTGCGATTTCAATTGATACCACACAAACAGCTGGTGAGTTTGAACTTGAATTTGAAACCATTGAGCTACCTTATTTTGAAAGCATCGCATATAGTACTGATTTAGAAAGTGAAAGTAGAAGTGTTGAAAAATGGGCGGTATCGGATAACTTACCGTTTAATGTAAATGATAATAAACGTAATTATACTTTCCACGATACAAAAATATGTAATGTTTATTATGCAGGTACGGTTGAAATCAATCGAATTAATCAAGATAGCACAGTTGAAGTGACTTTAGCGGAAAACGTATCTAAAAATGACAAAAACGGCACTACTTTTTATATGGTTGAAAGTGGTGATGTTATTAATATCAAAGGCTTAGAGCTAAAAGCAGGCGATACTATCAAATTTGATGGTATCCACACTTTCAGAAACGGTTTAAACATTGATGCCTATAATGTGAGCAGACGTAACCCCACTTTAATACCTGGTTGGAACACATTTAGAAGTACCAAGTTGATGCAAAAAGTCGTGTTCAAGCACAAAGAATATTATATGTAGGGGTGACGATATGACGGTATTATTAAAAACATTACAAGGTTACGGTCAAAATTTACCAGCCGAAACGGAACTGAACATTAAATTATCTGACACAGATAGTACGTTAACGATTGTAATTGATGAAAATAAAGGTACGTTCGATGCTATTGGTGCGATTACAAAAATGTGGACGATAACAGGTGTTGCTGGTCCTGAAGATGAAAACGAGTATCGCATTGTAATGTTAGATAAAGAAACTCGAGGTCAAAAAAGTAGATTAACGATAAAAGCTAGACCGGTAGAAATTGACGACCTAAATAATAATCGTATTTACGAAATTTATAACGGTAGTTTTACTGGCAAAGCATATTTCGATTTAGTTTTTAAAGGTACAGGATACAAATATAACTTACATGCTAAAGTATCATCTTCGAAATTTGAAAATCTTGGTAATTGCGATACAAATCTTGATTTATTTAAAAAAGGTTTGGAACGATATTCACTAGAATATGAATATGACGCAAAAACTAAAACGTTCCATTTATACGATTACATCGAATACAAACCAGAGTATTGGATAAAAGCAGGTGTAAACGCTAATAATATCAAAATACAAGAAGATGCTACTAAATGTTTTACGTTTATAAAAGGTTTTGGTGGTTATACAGATCAACAAACTTACAATGAGGCAAGTTTGCAATTTGAATATACATCACCGTTAGCTGATGTTATTGGAAAAAGGCATGCGCCGCCCGTTCAAGACGGTAGGATTACAAAAGAAGATACTTTAAAAAAGAGTATGGAAAAGGTTATTAATGATAGTATCAAAACATCTGTAACACTCGATTTTGTATTGTTAAAAAAATATTTTAAAAACGCTATACCTAGGGTCGGCGATGTTGTTAAAGTGATTGATGATTTAATGGGTTTGAATGTTGATTTAAGAATTATCGAAATCACAACCAAACGTGACATAAATGGAAATATCATAAAAATGGACTTGGTACTAGGTGAATTTAGATTGCAAGATAGATATGTAAAAGCGGTTGGTAAAGCTGCTAAATATGTTACTAACCTAAAAACAAATAACCCTGCTAAAACACAACAAGAAATGCAATCTCAGACAAACGCCAATACAAAAACTACACAAGATTTATTGGGTAAAACAGATGATTTACAAGCGAAACTCGATAAAGCAAATGCCAAAAGCGTAACTACTTCAAACGGAACAATTGTACATGATTTCTCAAGCAAATCTAGTATCAAGAAGGTTAAAACCATAGGTACAATTGGCGATAGTATTGCTAAAGGGTCGTTAGCTAAAAGCAACTTTACTCAACAATTAGCTAAAAAGATTAAAGCAAAATATACTAATCTTGCTGAAAGTAGCGCTACCATGAGTGATATTTACCAACAAGCTACTAAAATCAAAGGAGATTTAATTATCATACAAGGTACTGATGATGATTGGGTCAAAAATATAGATGTAGGCACTGATAAAACGGATACTAAAACGTTTTACGGTGCCTTTTATAGTGCAGTTGAAATTATCAAAAAGAATAATCCTAAAGCGAAATTATTGGTAATGACACCTGCAAGACAGTGTTATATGGAAGGTTCTAAAGTGAAACGTAAAGATACTGATAAGAATGATAAAGGTAAAACTTTGATTGATTACGTTAACTTACAAGTGGACATTTGTAACGACTTAGATATACCTGTATTCGATGCTTATCGATATGAAAGCTTTAAACCATACAGTCCAGCTTTTAGAAAATCTAGCATGCCTGACGGCCTTCATTTTAACGATAAAGGGCATGAAGTGATTATGTACGAATTAATTAAAGATTACTATCAATTTTATGATGAATAAGGAGGTTGTGTATGTTATCCGAATTAAAAACAAAACTACATTCGTTGTTTGGTTCTGATTTTATATCTCAAGTCGAACAAAACTTTGAAACAATAAAATCATGGGCTAATAAAAAAGATAACGAGTACCAAAACCATGTTACAAATCAAAAGAACGCTCACAAATCATCACAAATTAAGCACACAATAAAAAGCGGGCAAGATGTTAACTTACAGGACCATGAACGTTATCAAGATGAGCAAATTACTAACTTAGTGCTTGGACATAACGGTGACGGAGTTCAAGAGCTAAGAGCGAGTAGAACATCGATGGACGCACAAAACTTTGATGACCTATCCAATCGTTTATATCACGATTTTTTACGTGAGAATAACGAAAGAGAAAAGTTACGTGCCGAATTGCTCAAAAAGATACAACGTATTGTAAATGTAGATGACTTCGGTGGTGACCCAACTGGTCAAAAAGACAGTACAAAAGCTTTTCAAGACGCGTTAGGCACTGGTAACGTACTTGTAACGATGAGTGCAGGTACTTATTTAACAACTGGTATCAAAATGCCTAACAACTCAAGATTAGTCGGACAAGGTAAAGACATCACCACTATTAAATTTATGGATAGTACACCAGCTGAGAACATTGGTATCACTAACTTAAAAATGAGTGGTAACGCTAAAAATATTAGTTTAGAGAACTTTGCATTTGACGGTAATAAGTTTAGACAAGATAAAAAACTCAAACCTACTGGTGGTTCACGTTCAAGCAATATTCGATTTGCTGGTGTAACGAATGGTTACATTTACAACGTTAAATCGCATAGCGCTTTATTACATTGTATTGACGTAACTTATGCAAATGATGATTACTACTATGAAGGTGATGGAAATAGAGTTCCATACGCATTAGAAAGTAAACATATTCATATTGATAATTGTGAAACATACGCTTGTGGTGATGACTCTATCACTACCCATCATTCACGTTATATCACGATTACTAATTGTTATGCTCATCATCCAACAATTACTGGTGGGAATAACAACGGTATTGAAATTGATGACGGTTCACAATTTGTGTTCTTATCAGATAATAGAACAGAAGGTAACTTCGGTGGTGTTGAAATCAAAGCCCATGCACCTGCAAGTGCATCAAGATGCGTGTTTGTAAATAATCATTTATCAATTGAGGATACAAGAGCTTATAACATTAGACATATTGGCCACCACAGAGCAAAAACGGACGCTAAATCTAAAACAGCCTATGATGTATCATTGAACAACTGCGTGGCTCTACGACCTAAATACAACGGCGTATATCCAGGTACAACGCCTAGAGCATTGTTAATTAGTGCTTACAAAAACGTATCGGTTAATAATTTTACCGCGATTGGCGATAGTGATTTTAGTAAATTAGCAAACGGTAAAACTGACAGTAATTTACCTGCTATCGCGGTTCAGTTTATGGCTGAAAATGTCATTCTTAACAATATTACAGTTACTGGTTTTACAACTGCCGGTCAAGATATCAAATTCTTTGGTGGAGATAATCGAGGCGAGCGTTTTATCTTAAGTAATGTTAACATCTACAATTCATCACCTAAAGTTGGTATTGCGAGTGGTGGTGGAATATACGATTTAAAAATTATCAATGGTAATTTAAAAGGGCGTGGCACAGGTAACGGTATTGAAACATACAACAATACAACTGTGATAAGTGGTATTACTGCAGATGACTATTCAAATGCTGCAGTTATTGCAAATGAAAAGTATAAAACAGTACCTACCGTATTAAAAGGTGGCTTAAGTGCAGGTTCAACAGGTTCTGCTGCAGTAGATCCTCGAAGTGTAGTTTTAGCAACAACTGGTAATAGTAGAGCGTATAGTCCACGTTCATTCGTTTTAGGTTCTGGAATGAGTTCTAAGGCTTATGGTTCACGAAGTGGTATAATTAATTCACTTTCATCTGAAACTGATAAAGAAGCCCACACACAAACTGTATTTAATAGTAGAAATGTAAAATCGCCTGGAAGTTATAGAGTGGTTGCAGGTTACTCTAGTACAGGTAAACCTTCTACCGCAAACATTAAAGTAGATCTTAACACGTTACATGGTAACCTTAACTTAGCTGGTAAACTAACGCAAAACAATGCCGATATCGCAGAGTTGTTCGAAAGTCAAAGCGGTCAATCTATTGAGTTAGGTACCATTGTTACTTTAGACGGCGATAAAATCAGAAAAGCGCAACCGAACGATGAACCGATTGGTGTTATATCAGGTACTGCAGCACTCGTGGCTAATGATAAAACATATCATCATAAAGATAGATATTTACAAAATGAGTACGGTATGACGTTGACTAAGCGTGTTCAAAGAGAGTTTGAAGATGTAGACGGTAACCCAGTGTTTGAATGGCGAGATGAACCAATCGAGAACCCTAACTATAATGAAGATTTACCTTACGTATCACGTTCTGAACGTCCAGAATGGAATACAGTAGGATTAATTGGTCAGATCTATACAAACGTCGAAAAAGACGTCGTAGCAGGCGATTTAATCAATGGTAAGGCTGGAATTGGATATAAAGATAACGTGAGCGGTAAAGGGCGTGTAATGGCCGTTACAACGCCATATAATGAAGAACGCGGTTTTGCAATTGCATTAGTATTGTGGGGTGTTAAATAATGGAATTAGAAAAAGTGGCTAAAATTGATTTAGAAGAAGAGGCGTATTTGAAACCGATATCTAACAGGGGTATCGGTTTTTATAATTTAGATAAAAATACAGCGCAGTTCCAATTTAGGGTAACAAAAGATAATCTACCCTTACTAATCAGCACAAACAACGTTAAAGGTTACGCCTTTTTTAAACAGAATACTGTAAAAAATGGTGATAGACCTTCTACATCTGGCGTTTTAGATGTCGAATTTATCGACTCTATGACAGGTTTGATTGGTGTAACGGTGCCACCTTGGTTTTTGAAAAGTGTTACAAATTCAACGGTGTTAGGTGAGATTTATCTATCACTCAATGATTATAAAAATGAAGATAAAGACGATACAGTCGTTTTAGGTACTTTCCAATTTGAAGTGAAAGATAGTTTGGTTAATCAAATTAGTAGCGATATCAAAGTGAGTTACATTCGCATGTTTGATGATTTGCGTGACGAATTAGAAAAGAAAGTAGAACAACTCAAAAAAGATATTGGCAGCACTCAAAGTTTGATAGATACAATCAAACAACTATCTGCAAGTGCAACACAAGCTATCCAAAAAGCTAAAGACGATAGCATTAATTCAATTAATACAAATAAAGCTGGTGCTTTAAATAACATAGAAGAGCAAACAACGTTATCTTTAGCACAAATTGATAGTAAAAAGAATGATGTACAAAGTGGTTTTGAAGTTGCTAAAACTGCGTTTCAAAACTCAGTAGATCAAAACACACAAACTTTTGATACAAAGGTAACAGATGCTAATAACTTGATTGATAAAAAAGTGAATGACTTTCAAACGAATGGTGCTTTAACTAAAAGAGATGTAGATAACCTTATGAGTAGTTACGATTGGCAAAAAGTTGCGTTGACACAAGACAATGGTGCAACAATACCTGTTTACGATTTAGATTTTGATAATCCTACACAAATTACTAAATCTGGTTTTTATTACTTATACAACGCTATAAACGGACCGGCAACTAAACAAAATGGTATGCTTATCGTAATTTACACTAATGCAAATTATATGAAATTTATATACACTCCATACAATTCAAACGAGGTACACATTCGCACAAAATCGGGAGACTGGTTACCATGGCAATCGATTAACGATTTTAAAGATACAGGTTGGATAAACTTACCTTTAGTCAATGGAGCGTATGCTAACACTGAATATACAGATAGAAATGGTTATCCTTGCTCATACAGAATAGTAACTCAGAATGGTGTAACAACAAATCATTTACGTATCAACGCTAGTAACCTTTTTAGCGGTCAAATATTTGCCAGATTGCCACAAGATATGGTAAAAAACGCGCAGTCATTCTCTGTTAGGACACCAACAGGTAAACCAGGTTGTTTTTTAGTTGTCAACCCTACTGGTGATGTCTTGTTTTATAAATCGTCGATTACTGGAGATTGGTCAGAAAAAGATTACATCTACGCTCAAGTAAGTTGGATAAATTAGGAGTGATATCTTGAAAATAGTTTATTTATGGAAAAACGGACAACCGATCATTGTAACGACGAATGAAGATGGCGAATTTGAGTACCCTTCCGAGAAATGGACTGAAACTAAACCAGATGATGGTATGTATACACCAATTTACTTTGACGGTCAGAAATGGATAGGTCAGTCAAAAGAGGTTTTTGAAAAAGAATTGCCACCTGAACCGATTGACGATAAAGATGTTCTTATCTCTAATTTATCGGAGCAATTACTAAGCACGCAATTAGAAATCGAAAACGTCAAAAAAGATATGGCTACCGTATTAAAATTATTGGTTGGAAAAGGAAGTGTTGATGATGTACAGAATAGTTGAACGATACTATAAAATGGGGTTATTCCCGTTAGAAAAAGTTAAGCAATCTGTTACAGTTAAATGGATAACAGTAGATGAATATAAAAAGATTACCGGTCAGGATTACGAGCCACTAGCTGAATAGCTGGTGGCTTTATTTTGGATAAAAGTAGGTGTTATATGAAAAATAATATGAAAGATTTAACGTTGGCCGAAACTATAGCATCAATAATGGTTTTTAGCTATGGTTTTAGAGAGTTTTTAAGAGGCTTTTTCTGGTTCAAAGAACAAGATGACGTTTTAGATGACAGTTCTTTTTATCTAGCGTTACATCATATTATGCCTATTTGGAGTTGGGGAATTGTTGTGATGTTTGCAGGTTTAATCGTAATGATTTCATCTATATTCCTTGCATCAAGTGATCAAAATACTAAATTTAGCAAACTTATTACATTTGGTGGTTTTTTGTCAGCTATTCTCTATTTTTTGATGACCAGTGCAAGTATTTATCACTCAATCAACTGGCTAACCACTGTACATATGGGGCTAATGTCAGCAACAGGTTTTGTTGCGTCTTTTGTTGGAGGTGCTGACTTATATGCCAGACGAAAATAAGTATGTACTACGTCATGAGTGGGTTAAATCAAACGGTGACATATATGAAAAAATTAATGAAAATGATAAAAAGAGCATCAAAGAAATAGGAGAATTAAAAACGAAAATTGAGACGCAAACCACATTACAACGGCAAACCTATGAGGCTCAAAAAGAGACCAATTACAACATCAAAGATTTAACCAAAGTTATGACCAACGTAGGTAATGAAATGACCGATATTAAGTACAAAGTTATGTCTCATGACGAAAAAATAGAAAGTATTCAAGGAACAATAGAAACAAAACAAAAAGGTAGTGTTCAAATCATTGTAGCACTCATAGGCTTGGCCGGTACTTTAGTGGGTGCTGCCTTTGCGTTTGCACAAGTCTTTTTTTAAGTCGACTTTAATTAGTCGGCTTTTTATTTTGGAGGTGGATAAATGGGATTACCAAACCCGAAAAAACGAAAACCTACAGCGTCAGAGGTTGCAGCATGGGCGAGAAGCAGGATAGGTAAAAGGCTAGATGTCGATGGTTATTATGGCGCGCAATGTTGGGACTTACCTAACTTCATTTTCAAAAGATATTGGAATTTTTTTACAACAGGTAACGCTATCGCTATGACATGGTATCGCTATCCTAGAGGGTTTAAATTTTACAGAAATACAGCGTCATTTGTTCCCAAGCCTGGTGATTTTGCTGTTTGGGGGACAGGTTCATTTAACAACGGTACAGGTCACACAGCTGTAGTTGTAGGACCAAGTAACCGCAATTATTTTACTAGCGTTGACCAAAATTGGCGAAATGCCAACGGCTATACAGGTTCTCCTGGTTCGTTAGAAAAACATAGTTATTACGGTATTAGTGGGTTTGTTAGACCACCATATCAAAAAGAAGTTAAAAAGAAACCTAAACCAACAACTAAGCCTACTAAACCTGTACCTAGTACATCGCCTACACCAGACAAAAATACCACTGAACAAACAAAGCCAACTACCAAAAAAGTTAAAAAAGTCCAATACACTGACTTTCTATACTCTCTAGATAAAGAATTAGAATACAACGACCATTTAATCGTAGATGACGGCAATTTGATGACTAAGCCTAAAGGTATATACATCAAAGAATGTCCTCATTTACGCGATGTTGAAGAATTGTATTTGCAACGTAATAGGTTTGTTAGCAAAGATGAATATCCACACGTCTATATTGATCGTGAACAAATATGGACCCCAAGACCACCTGATACAGAGGCGCCCTCACACCCAGGTTGGTTAGTGTTAGAAGTTTGTGGCGCGCAAACAGAAAGCAAACGCCAATTCATGCTAAACCAACTACAAGCGTTGATATATGGTGTGTGGTTAATGAGTTGGTCAAAAATCAAGCTATCTGAAAGCACAATTAAAGCAGACCCTAATATATGGCGTTCGATGAAAGATTTAATTAATTACGACATGATAAAAAATGGCATTCCTGACGAAAGCAAATATAAAGAAGTTGAGAGTAAGATTATTGAAATGTATCTCAAAAAAGATAAGTTACTAAAAGAAAAAATAGTAACAACTACAAGTACAAAAATAATCAAAATTAAATCTGACAAAGAAGAAAAAACAACTAAACCGAAAGTTGCAACGCCTTCTACTTCTAAATCTAAAAAAACTACGTCACCAAAACAAACTAAAGCTAAGGTTACAGTAGAAAAAAGTGGGTTTACATTTACTCAAGCGCTTAACTTACAGATGAGTAGAGGATATCCACAAAAAAGTAATGGTTATTCATGGTACTTCCCTAGCCGTAGTGATGTTAGTGCAGCAATGAACCCAACGACTATTTGGAATAGTTCAACTCAACGTTATCAAATGCTTGATTTAGGTAAATATCAAGGCATTCCTGTAAGTAAGCTAAACATTATTTTGAAAGGTAAAGGAACATTATCCGGACAAGGTAAAGCCTTTGCTGACGCTTGTAAGAAGTACAACCTTAATGAAATTTACTTAATCTCTCATGCATTCCTAGAAAGTGGTCACGGTACATCTAACTTTGCTAGTGGTCGTCATGGTATATACAACTACTTTGGTATTGGTGCATATGACAACAACCCAAATAACGCTATTCCGTTTGCTAGAAACAGAGGCTGGACTACGCCTGCTAAAGGTATCATGGGTGGTGCTAAGTTCGTAAGGGGCGACTATATAAGTAAAGGACAAAATACATTGTATCGTATGCGTTGGAACCCTAAACATCCAGCAACACATCAATACGCAACGGATATTAATTGGTGTAAGCATCAAGCAACAAACATAAACTATTACTACAAAAAAATAGGTTTAAAAGGTCTTTACTACGTTAGAGACAAATATAAATAGGGCTATCTACTGTGAGTAGGTAGCCTTTAATAATAAATAACGAGGTGGATATATGATATTCAAAATGACAGATGTTTCTACTAACATAAATGTTGGTACGGCTGAGAACGGTTTTATTGGTGCTAATTTTTACACAGAAGATGACGGATCGGCTTATATAAGAATCACTATAAAAGATAATAACGAAGTATTAGATTTCAACAAAACTGATATGACTCCTCGCTTAGATTTGTTTAGTTCAGACGGTTCTATATTTACTAATGAACCTTTAGAGGTTGTTTTACCTGAACACGGTGTCATTCAATATAAGGTGTCTGACAATGTCATTAAACATGCAGGGAAAGTAGACGCTAAATTATTTTTAGCTAATAAAAAAGATAGTGTTCACGTTGCCAACTTTTATTTCACTATTACAGATAGCGGAATGACTGGACCTATCGGAAAAGAAGTACATGTAGATTCATTACAAGGATTAGTTAAAAATGTAATGAAAGAAAATGCAGTGAGTTTGATGGATGATGATTTTAAATCTAAGTTAGAAACGGACTTGCAAACCTACGTTACAGAAAACTCTAATTTATTTAAAGGTGAACAAGGAGAACAAGGTGTTCAAGGTATTCAAGGACCACCAGGCAAAGTCGGCGAACAAGGTCCACGGGGTATTCAAGGTGAAAAAGGTAAAGATGGCAAGGATGGAGTTGATGGGCTAGACGGAAAAAATGGAATAGACGGAAAAGATGGCGTAGATGGTGTGAAAGGGGACAAAGGCGATCCTTTCACTTTCGACGACTTCACACAAGAACAGCTAAAGTCTCTTAAAGGTGATAAAGGCGATATTGGAGATAGAGGCCAAAACCTAAAATATAATGATTTAACTGATCAAGAAAAAGAAGAACTTAAATCTGTTATTTCTTCTCAAGCTATTTCTGATTTTACACTAGGTAACAACTCAATAGGAACTAACAAAATCGATTTTATTAAAAGTGGTAAAAACATCTACAATAAAAATAACACTACTTCTGGAAGAATAAGTATAAATAATAATTTAGTTTCAGATGATACTATTATTACAAGTGGTTATACTAAAATAAAAAACAATACTATTTATGTTACCAGTCAATCTATTTGGTACAATTTGTATGATAACGAACTGAAATATATTGAATATAAATTTGCTCCTAAAGGTAGTACATTTACAACTACTGCTTCTACTGTTTTTATAAGAATTTCGGTTAAAAAAGATGTTTCCGATATTTTACAAGTAGAAGAAGGTACTAACCAAACCACTTACGAACCATTTTATTATGTAGCTGAAAATGTAAAAGATTCAGAAATCGTAGAAGCTAGATATAGTACACCTAAAAACAAAGGTTATACTAAGTTAAATGACCGTTTACAAGATATTGAAAAAAATCTATCTGATATAACAGTTTCTAATGGTGGAAATACAGCATCTGACGAAAATGCAGAAAAGGTATTTGTGGATGAAATGAACAAGAAAGTTAAACAACTTGGAGGGACTTCTAAATTTCTTAATTCTTCTGGTTTAACAGCAGCAGGACAATTAGCAAACGCTTATGATTTTAGTATAATCACATTACATGCTAGTACAAAAAACGAAATTGCAAGTGTATGGGGACAGGATACGTACTCTTTAGACATTAAAGGGGTAAATTCTAGAACGGTCGAAGTTAATTCAACAGTTACAAGTCCATCTTTAGAAAATTACTACTCTTTAATTGGCGGTAAAACAGGGACATTAGGTTATATCCACAATCTGACCGCAATAGTAGCTGATAATGATAATTTGTATGTTGGCACAATTATGAAAGGCTCTAAAGATAGATTTGCCGATTTGAAAAACGCAATAGATGAAACAATCAAAAAAGAAAATGGTAAACCATATAATATTGATTTAGTTGGTACAAACGATACGATTTTTTCTGTGATTAAATACCCGAAATATAACCCAACGCTAACAACTAATAACAAACCCACCCCTATATTGTCTAAAAATGAAGATATAAGAACATCGCCAGCAAGTATGACTAAGGTACTTACTTGTATTGTATTAATAGAAAATACAACAAATTTAAATCAAACTATAAAAATTCAAGAAAGCGATATTGTTGGAGGTTCTGGTGTAGAGCTGAAAGTTGGCGACGTTATCACATTAAGAGATGCACTATATACAATGTTACTATCATCTTCTAATGACACTGCCAAAGCAGTAGCTAGAGTTGTAGGACATCATATTATAAATACAAGAAGATACATTTAAGCTGACCTTTTTAGGTCGGCTTTTTATTTTGAATAAGGAGTGGAATAAATGGAAAGTATTATTGCATTTGCAACAGTAATTTCAGTTATAACAATTGCATTAACACAATTAGTTAAGCAAGCTGGCGTATCAAAAAATATTGTGCCTTTAATTGCTATCGGTATTGGTATCGTTTTAGGTGGCATTACAGCGTTTATCCCTGAAATTGTTACCGAATTATCGATTGGTGGTCGTTTGCTTGCTGGTTTAATAAGCGGACTAATGGCTACTGGTATTTGGGAAACAGTTCGACCACGTACAGGTTCAACTAAAGATAAAAATAATAAAATTGGCGGAGGTCGTGGATAATGGCAGAAAAATGGAATGGCGTCCCAGTTAAGTATGATTTTTTACCGATTGGGACACGTAGAAGCGGGCAACCCTTAACAAGTAAAAAACCTTTATTTGCGGTAGCACATGATACTGGAAATCCTCACACAACAGCACAAACGAATGTGAATTATTATAGAAACACATATATGGAAAATTGGGCTACTGTTGCCAGCGCTCATATATTCGTTGATGATAAAGAGTGCATTGTATGTATTCCAGTTACAGAGAAAGCGTGGCATGTAATATATAACACGCCTACTGATAATCAGTGGTATGGTGCTGACGCTAACGACGTAGCGTTTGGTGTAGAAGGTAGCTATTTTCCAGGCAACATTCAACGTTCACGTAAGTCGTTAGATAATATGGCACGTGTATTAGCGTATTTATGTAACTATTGGGGAATTGATTATAAAACCGAAGTGCCGGGACACCAAGATATTCAAGCTGATAAGATTGATCCCGGAAACTTATTAGAGGCTTGTGGATATTCGAGAAACGTTAAGAATTTAGATAAGCAAATCGCTAAATATATTAATGGCGTTAAACCAGCACCGAGCAAGAAACTATCAACAAAAACAACTAAAAAGCCGACACCTTCGCCACAAAGTGTGGTTAAGTATAAACAAGCAATCGAATACATGCACAGCTTGAAAGGACAATATATCGACTTTGATAAAGAGTGGGCTTATCAATGTGTAGATGTCGTTGTAGACTTCATCTATCATGTAACAGGCGGCGTACGTTTCATTGGTAACGCTAAAGAGTTACACACTAAAAACGCCATGCCGAAAGGTTGGAAAGTGGTTAAAAATACAAGAGATTACGTGCCGCCTATTTGTGCAATTCCAATTTATACGTCAGGAATTTACAAAAAGTGGGGACATACTGGTTTAGTTTGGGACAATAGCGGCGGTACAAAATCATTTACAATCTTAGAACAAAACTTCGATAGTAAAGCCAATTCGCCAGCTAAATTACGTGAAGATGATTACACAGGCTTAACACATTTCATTGTGCCAGACTTCGCAGACGATAGCGTTGATTTAACTGATATTAAAGAAGTACAAAAACCTCAACGTAAATCTAAAAGTTCAATCAAGTTAGAGAAAAAGCCACCGCTAAACTTAACATGGAGTAATCAACCATACTTCAAAGCGGTTGCAGATAGCGAGGGCGTTAGAATTTGTAGACCTAACCATAATAACGTAATGGTTGTTACGAGTGAAGAATACAATCCGGGCGACGTGTTCTACATTTATGAAATTCGTAATGGTTGGGCTAGAGTTTACAGTCCTAGCAATGACGGTTATGTATGGTATGAACGCTTAATCGTTAAAGATATCTACAAAACAGCAGGTGGTAAGAATTTTGCAAAAAAAGATGATAAACAAGCAGTAGCGCAACGTAATATTCTTGCAGATACAACAGGAATAAAAGTGAATAGTATTCCACCATTAAACATGAAAAAGTCATCTAAAGCTAAATTCAGAGCGCGTGTCGATTATCATGGTGCAGCGTTAGTTAAATTTAGAGGTATAGAGTGGTACGTGACAAACAATACTTATAGAGCAGGATATGATCAGTTCTATATCTTTGAAATTAAAAATGGTTGGTGTCGTGTCTATTCTAGAAATAATAACGGATGGATATGGCATGAACGTTTGAGAATTGTAGAAGTGTATTAATATGATATAATCGACTTGGGATAATATCCCATACGTTTACAAAGTTCATTATGTTTTATGGAGGGACAAGTTTAGTGCTTGTCCCTATTTTTTTATGTTATAATAAAGTATGTGAAATGGTCATTCATGAAATGTACTCAGTCATTACTGGCACAGACTGTATAAAGTGTCTGCATCACATTAACTGAGAATTCATACGTGCGGCTGACGAGCCGGTTTGCTGTGTCCTCGAATGAGGGTAGGTTATTGTGATGTATTTACCTACTAGATGATACGCTCTCTAGTAGGTTTTTTTATGTTATAATTTAATCATTCTCGGTAGCCATTCCGATTTAGTGGAGGCCTTGCTTGCTTTTAGTAGTAAGTAGCCGACCACTCATTTGATAGACGTCTAGTAACCGTATCTTAGTAGGTACGGTTATTTTTTTATGCGTAATTTTCGGAAAAACAAACCACGTTCTTTATGAGCGTGTTTTTTTATTTGGGGACTCGGGTCCCTAAAAAGTCCCTAAAAATTTGTATTATATGGTGTATTATTAATAGGCAAAATAAAAAGAACCCCGTCGTTATGGGGTTCTTAATTTCGAAAAGTGTTTAATTTTCGGTTAATAGCGTCCTGGGAGGGATTCGAACCCCCGACCGATGGCTTAGAAGGCCATTGCTCTATCCAGCTGAGCTACCAGGACATGAATTTTTAACACAAGAATTATTATAGCTAAAGAAACCTTATTTAGCAATAGCTTTAATATAAAAAAAGTTTATATTTTTCACTAATTATGTGTATTTGTAACTCATATCGACGATGTGCAAGTGCAATAACACATAAAGTCGAGCAATTGAATTAATATCTTCAAGCCATATGGACGCAGAAGTAATCAAATGTATAGAACCAATAGGATGCATTATAAGCAACTATGAACAAACTATAAACATTTATGAATAAAGTAATAAATAGATCACAAGTGTTGAAATTATTCTCATCTATTATTCATATACTCAATCCAATTACTAAATAAAAGTACCATGATAAATAGTGAAATACAGAAATTAATAAAGTTGCAATGACCAACATTACGATTAATTAAATAGTTGAAAAGGACTAGAGTATATTCACTTGTCTGTTTAAATAAATGGTTGTATTGAGAATCCTAGACTTGCAATGGTCTCTTAGTAGGTTAAAGCGTTTATAAAACAAGGTGAATTTTAAAGAAATATAAAGCTAATGTAAAGGTATTGTAAACGTTTGCAGAATTGTCAGATTTTGCACAACATATTTGAATGCCTAAGTGTGTTTTATATAATCAAAGGTCTACAGTTTTGATGTCTAATTTATAAGTTAAGAAAGATAGAACGCAAATAGCATAAATCACTATATAGTATAAGTAACAAAACGATAGGTAAACAAAAACTTACCAATTAATCGTTTTTGGTTTTAAGAAATAGCTTAATGTATCTATTGAATTTCATACATTAAGATTTAAATACTTTAAATAAAAAGAAATGGAGCGATTTAAATGTCAAAATTAGTACAAGCAATTTCAGATGCAGTTCAAGCAGGCCAAAACCAAGATTGGGCTAAATTAGGTACAAGCATTGTAGGTATCGTAGAAAACGGTGTTGGCATTTTAGGTAAATTATTCGGATTCTAAGTTTCCACATATAACATTTATTGAAAATATAAATAAACATTATAAAGGAGATAGTAATCATGGAAAAAATCGCAAACGCAGTAAAAAGTGCAATTGAAGCAGGTCAAAACCAAGACTGGACTAAATTAGGTACAAGTATCTTAGATATCGTTTCAAACGGTGTTACAGAATTAAGTAAAATCTTTGGTTTCTAAATTTAAAAATCAAACAATTTAAATATATAAAATTAAAAGAATGGAGCGATTTAAATGTCAAAATTAGTACAAGCAATTTCAGATGCAGTTCAAGCAGGCCAAAACCAAGATTGGGCTAAATTAGGTACAAGCATTGTAGGTATCGTAGAAAACGGTGTTGGCATTCTAGGTAAATTATTCGGATTCTAAGTTCGACTAACAACATTTTATTAATATAAATAAACAATACAAAGGAGATAAATATCATGGAAAAAATCGCAAACGCAGTTAAAAGTGCAATTGAAGCAGGTCAAAACCAAGACTGGACTAAATTAGGTACAAGTATCTTAGATATCGTTTCAAACGGTGTAACTGAATTAAGTAAAATCTTTGGTTTCTAATTTAACGTTTATTTTAAAACTTAGTTTAAATCATAAAAATTATAGAGAAATGGAGAGATAAATATGCAAAAATTAGCAGAAGCAATTGCAGCAGCAGTACAAGCAGGACAAGATAAAGACTGGGGTAAAATGGGTACAAGCATCGTAGGTATCGTAGAAAACGGAATCAGTGTTTTAGGTAAAATTTTCGGCTTCTAA